CTAGCGTCCCCAAGCCTAATTTCGCGAAATCGGCACCAAAAGTTTCTGACACTTTGACACCACACAGAGATCATGACAGCCGCCCATAAATCTCCGCGGGCTCAAGTGTCCGACCGAAGCGAGCTGCTACGCATTGCTGCGTCCATGCTGCACAACCGAAATTTCCCGTCTGTCTATCCCGAGGACCATCCCAAGCGGACGCCGCGCCGCATAATCGAAGCCGCCAAAAAATCGCAAGACCAACTCCGGGATTGGGCCGTGGAACTGGCAGCCATTGCCCGAAGGATGGACGCACAGACTCCTTCGCCGAGCGTCTCAAGCTCAGCGGCTGCGCTGGGCGGGAAAGGACAACCGTGAGCGCGGAAACTACCCCAGCCCAGGGCAGTCCGCTGGAGCGCATGGATAGGCCGCTGAGAGAAACCGTGAAGCGAATGAACTGCCCGAGTGTGATGCGCGAACACCTGTGGAGCATCGAGCGTGAAGGCATGATCGAATGCCTGTGGTGCTTTGAGCGGCGTCGCTCGGAGGATAGAGAGCGGCCTAACGTCTCAAGCTCAGCGGCGACGCCGGGCGGAAAGGATGCCGATGTCCGCTGACCTCCCAAGCCCGGAGTCGTCCGCTGGGCAGCGCCTCATTCCCGCCGACGAACAAACCGGGAGCCCTGAGCCCGTGGAGTCGCCAAGCGCCACCGAAGCCAGAGCAGACGGCTCGGGAGACAGCTTGAAGCGCATGGATTGCCCGACTGTGATGCGCGAACACTTTTGGAGCATCCCTAACAATGGGTGGGTCGAGTGCCTTTGGTGCTTTGAAAGGCGTCGCACGGACGGTGGAAAGCCGTCTGCCGGCGCTAGGAAGCCAGAACGGCGCGCTGACCAACGGAGGAGGGGCTCAATGAAAGACGAGCAAGCCCCTTTTGGTCCAGCAAGTGGTTCGCCGCGCACACGCTCGGCTGAGAACCGCCCCTCCGTAGTTGGGCAGCGCGCCGTTCGCCGCGCGGCGAACAGATGATTGATCGGAAAAATTTCGTCATAACATGACCGCCGAACTTCCACTCCCGCCCGGCCCCGCCACGCCGGCTTCACCCGTGCCCCCCGCCGCCGAGGCTACCGCCGAACAGATTGCCCGCTGGGAATCCCTCTACGACACGAAGCGGCGGCAGCTCTTTCGTTACCTCGCCACGGGCCGCGAGAAAGGCCGGCCGTGCCCGATGGATCATCCCGCACAAATGCCCGGCTGGTGGGCCGCGTGCATGAAGCAGCGAGTGCCCACGAAGATCCTCACCGCCGCACAGCACGCCGCCGCCCAGACCGGCACGCCCGCGAGCGAAGCGCCCGCGCCCGAGCCACCGCCACCCGCGCCCGCCGGCGAGCTGGCGCTCACCGAGGCCAGCTACGATTTCCCCGCCCAGGTCGAGCGCCTGCGCGGCGAGCAGCGCCGCATTCAGAGCCAGCTCGACAAAGCGCGCGCCGGAGCGGTCGTGGATGGCGTCCTCGTCGTGAATCAAACCGACTGCGAAAGCCTCCTGCGCCAGTCGCTCTCCCTCACCGCCGAGCTGCGCAAAGCCGAGAACGATCTCACCTCCTGGCTCGTCACCCGCGGCGGGCTGTCCGACACGGCGACGGTCCGCAGCGAAAACGCCCGCATCGCCGGTGCGATCTACGGAGCCGTGCGCCGCCTCGTCCGCAGCGTCCGGCCCCTGCTCACCGGCAAAAGCGACGCCGAGCAGGACCGGCTCTGGGACGCTAAAACGCTCGAATGCTTTTCCGCGCTCAAGGCCGCGAAGTTCACCGTCCAGATCCCCGCGGAAACCCCATGAGCGCCGTCGCCGAACTCCGCGAGTTCATCACCTCCACCTGGGCCGATGGCATCCGCGATCGAGCCGTGCAAAACGTCTGGGAATTCGCCCGCGACAACATCGTCTTCACGCCGAAGATGGGCAACATCACCGGGCCTTACGACCCCGACCTCACGCCCTACACGAAGCTGTTCCAGGAGGCCATCACCAGCGACTTCCGCAACATCCCCGAGGAGGATTGGTGGCTGCGCGGCCTCGCCGATAAAGGCCAGCGGTGCGACGAGGCCTTCGTCGTTAAAAGCTCCCAATCCGGCCTCACGCAAGGCGCGCTCAACGGCACCATCTACCTCCCCCTCCACGCCCCGGGCCGCCTGCTCTACGTCCTCGACAGCGTCCCGAAAGCCAAGAAGGTGGCGCTCACCCGCGTCATCCCTTTCCTCCGCGAGCTGTGCGGTGCCGTCATCGCCGACGAGGCCGATCTCAATGCGACCTTCATCGAGCTGATGGACATGATCATGGAATTCGGAGGATCCTACTCGTCCGGTCTCTTCTCGGAAAAGCCGCTCAAATACGCCTTCGCCGACGATGTTGAATACATGGTCAGCCAGGGCGGCGCCGCCGGCATGCTCGATGGCGTCCACGTCATCGATCACCTCCGCTCCCGCTTCACCACCGCCGACGAATCCTTCCTCGGCGTCTTCTCCAAGCCCAACCTCGAAAGCTCCGAATTCATTGCAAACGCCCTCGCCGGCTCGCAGCATCGCTACTACGTCCGCTGCCCCCACTGCGGCACGCGGCAGATCCTCGAACCGGAGAATCTGAACTACGACCACAAAGGCTGCAAAGACCTCGCCGGCCGCTACGATCTCGACGCCGTCGAAGCCCTCACCACCTACCGCTGCGCCAGCGCCGCGCATTGCGAGATCGAGGAAAAGTGGAAGCACTCCATGAATCTCGCCGGCACATGGCTGCCCAAGTCCCGCGAGGCCCGCATCCGCGACGAAGATCCTGCCCTCGTCCCGCGCCGGCTCTCCATGCAGATCAGCGATCTCTACTCCCCTTTCCCGAAGGTGAAGTGGGGCATGCTCGCCCGCATGAAGATCGCCGCGGAAAACAACCCCGCCGCCCTGAAGCATCTCACCACAAACCATTTTGCCCGCCCCTGGCGCGAGTCCGCTATCAGCCTTCGCGCCGACAACATCCGCGCGATCTGCGCCGGCGCGCTGAATCCGCTCACCGGCAAATGGTGGCCCGACGACTGCGACCACGAGGGCAAGCTCAAAGTGCCGGCCTACCGCCGCGGCGAGTGCCCCTTCCGCCCCGTCGCCGTCACCGCCACGTCCGACGTGCAGGGCGACAAGTTCAAATGGATCATCTGCGGATGGCAGATCGACGGCACCTGCGCCGTCATCGAATACGGAGCCTCCCTCGGCACCTTCGATCTCTACGAAAAAATGATCGACCCCCGCGCCCACGATGGCTCCCCGCTGCTCTCCCTCATCGATCCCGACCGCCCGCTCATCGCCGAGCATGGCCTCGTCGATTCCGGCGCGTTCACCTCGGCGATTTATGACTTCTGCATTCGCACCGGCTGGGCCTGGTATCCGTCGAAAGGCACCGGCGGCATCGAACTCAACGGCCAGATGGTCGCCGGCCGCCCCGACTTTTACGAAGGCACGCCGATCCTCCGCTACCACTACCACGATCACGCCCTCAAGACCCTGCTCTACAACGGCAAGATCGCCAAAGCGCACGACAGCAAGTGGCCGCAGCCCCGCCTGTACCTCCCCCACGATCTCACAGACGACTTCATCCTCGAACTGCTCTCTGAATCCCTCCAGCCGAAGCGCACTTCCGGCCGGGCCGTGCGCATGGAATGGATCCACAACTCGCGCATCGGCCCGAATGACTGGGGCGACGCGCTCAAAATGCAGTTCGCCCTCTGGCAAATCGTCGGCCCCCAATACCAAGGCGCCGCCGGACTCAACGTCCGCCACTACGAGCTAAAGCCCGCCCCATTGCCAATGAACGCATAAGATCATGGACACGCCCAGCTCGACTTCCGGTTTTCATGCAGCGCTTTGCATCACCTGCGGCGAGGAGTATCCCGGCTCGTGGACTGGCGAATGCGATGACTGCGAGCAATCAACGGCGGCGCTGTGGCTCAACTTTGCCACCGCCGAGAAACGTGAAAGGCGCAGTGAGCCGAGCAGATTCGCCCCCCAAAATAAATGAAAAACTGTATTGACATTAAAGCGAGTCGCCCCCATATTGTTCTCGTCCAACAAGGACAACCGACCGGGCGGAACCCGGTATCTCAAAGAAGAAAATCAAAATGAACATCACCGAACAAAACCTCGCCGCCGCTCTCAAAAGCCTCAAGAAAGAGCACAAAACCAACTGGCTCGCGTTCAATGCCAAAATCGACGCGATCCTGAAAGCGATGGAAAAGCGGAGGGGCTGCACATGGAGCAGCACGGAAGACATTACGGAGCACGTCGCCAACGAAGATTTTGCAGCGGCTGGCTTCACTCCAGCGGAAACCGAAGCACTGACCTTCGTCCTGACCGAGGACTGCATGGGGCAGGCGGTCACCAACACGGAAATGATCGAACGCTGGTTCTGCTACTGTGCCTGAGCCCGAACAATCCCGCCGGGGCCGCCCGCCGCTGCCAGACAGCGAGCGGGCGGATTCCCAAATCCAGCTCCGCGTCACGCGGAAGCGAAAAGCCGCCTACGTGCGGGCCGCAAGCCGGAAAAAGCAGACTCTTGCGGCGTGGGCTTTTGACGCTCTCGACCGGGAATCCGGCTTCGTCTCGGAGTAGCTTGGGCCGCACGGCGGCGGGGGCCAGGCGGGGTGTTGTGAGCGCGTTCGAGCAGAGCGGCGCTAATTCGGGAAACATCGTAATGAGCACCGCCCGGTTGAATAACAGCCCCGCTTCTTTTGACACCACATCGCGAAGCAGTGCCCTCCCCGAGTTCTACCATACCATAGGGAGTCGAGCGGAGATGCCCGCGAGACCATAGACTCCCGCGACACGAGACCGGCCGCATCTGGCCGGTCTTACCCTTTGACACCCCACCCGCGGCAATGGATGCCGCCATTCTCCTCCGCACCGCCGACCGCAACCTCCGCCGCAAGTTCGCGGCGGACATCCCGGGGCTGATCACCTTTGCCGACGGCCTCGCCACCGCGAGCAAAGCCAGCGCCGTCACCATCACCAGCTCGAACTTCGAGGGCGGCGGCAGTTCCGGCAACGTCACCATGCCCCAGGAGATCTGGCTCGCCGCCGCCGAGGAACTGCTCGCCGATCCCACTTTCAACCCGGACGCGGTCGGACGCCGAGCCCCGCGCCTCATCATGCCCGACTACTCCTGCGCACAGGTATGAGCCGCCCGAAAAAGCGCAAAGTCGCCGCACCGAAAGCGGGCCAGCCTCTCGCGGCCAGCGGCGGCGGCGGGACATGGGGCAGCTTTTACGAGGCCACGGGCTACTCGACCTCGCGCGCCTACAAGCCCTTCTTCGCGACCGACAGCAAGCACACCCTCACCTCCTTCAACCGCCTGCGCGCCATGTCGCTCGCGCGCTGGGCCTACGTCAACATTCCCGTGCTCAAGGCCGGCGTCGATCTCATGGCCCGCCTCACCGTGGGCACCGGCTTCGAGCCGCGCACACCCGGCCCGCTCGGAAAGCTCTACGACTCCTACTACCTCGCCCGCGCTCGCGCCATCGGCTTTATGGCGGGAGAAAGCATGGATGAGCTGCTCCTCCACGACTGCCGCGCCGTGGATGTCGATGGCGATCTCGGCTACGTCATGACCGAGGACGAAACCGGCGCGGCCAAGCTCCAGGTCATCGAAGGCCACCGCATCACCACGGGCGACACCACCGACGAGCGGTGCGTCGATGGCATATGGGTGGATGCCTTCGGGCGCAAGGCCGGATACAACGTCGCCCTCCCCGGTGGCAAAACCGTCCGCCTCGCCCCGCGCGATTTCCTCTACCTGGCCGAGCGTAACCGCCCCGACGAGCTGCGCTCGATGACCAACTTCGTTCACGCGCTCGCCCCGCTGCAGGACCTTTACGAAATCCTCGGCTTCGCCATGACTTCGGCGAAAAAGAACACCGAGATCGCCGCGATCATCGAAACGCAAACGCCCAACGATCTGCCGCTCGGTGCCCCGCGCGGCATGACCGTCCGCAGCGCCGTCGCCGCCAGTGGCGACCAACCCGCTGCGCCAGCCGTGCAAGTCACCTACGAGCAGGTCACCGGCGGCGGTGGCAAGATCCCCATCCTCCGCCCCGGCGAGACATTCAAGAGCTTCGCCCACGCCCAACCCTCCCCGACCATCGCCCAGTGGAGCGACTTTCACTTGCGCGGCATCTTCGCCGGCTACGGCCTGCCCTTCGAGATCGTCCTCAAGCCCGAGCTGCTCGGCGGTGCCGCCTACCGCGGCGTGCTCGCCATCCTCCGCCAGCGCCTGCAGCAGCGCCGCAACAACCTGGTGTTCCCCAAGCTCACCCGCAGCCGGTTCTGGATTCTTTCCCGAGGCATCAAACGCGGCGAAATCCCCTACGACCCGGCGCTCTTCCGCGTGGAGTGGCAGCCGAAGTTTGTGGACATCACCGTGGATGCCGGACGGGAATCCCGCGAGCGCCGCGCCAACGTCCTCGGCGGGCTCGACACCTTCACCAGCTACGACGCCGAGAACGGCAACGACTACCTCGGCACCACCCTCCCCGCCCGCGAGGCCGAGATGGCTGCGCAGTGCGAAGCAGCCAAGCGCCTCGCCGAGAAATATCCGGGACTCGGATTCTCCGCCGCCCTCGCCCGCATCGCCCTTCTCACCCAAGGCGCGAGCGAAGGCAACCTCGCCGCGGCTGCACCGGTGCAGCCGAATCCTTCTGACGCATGAAAACCTTCGCCCTCACCTCGCCCATCGCCCTCATCCGCCCGCCGCACTTCGCCGCCGCCGCCGCCAGCGCCGCCGCCCTGCTGAATAACCCGCGCTTTGCCGCCCGCGCCGACGACGACGAGGACGAGATGTGGTGGGAGGTATCGGACCTTTACGGCGCGCCCCTGCCCAAGCCGGAGACCGTGGGAAAGACCGCCATCATCCCGATCAAAGGCGTCATCACCTCCGGCCTGCATCCCATCTATCGCGTCATCGGGTTCGCCGATACCGAGCAGATTGCCGGATGGGTCCGCGCCGCCGCCGACGATCCCGCGATCGAGGAGATACTGCTCCGCATCGACTCGCCCGGCGGGATGGTCACAGGCACGCCCGAACTGGCCGCCGCCGTCGCCGCAGCCGACAAAATCAAACCCGTCGCCGCGCACACCTCCGGCATGATGGATTCCGCCGCCTACTGGATCGCCTCGCAGGCCCGCGCCCTCTGCTGCACCCCGAGCGCCGATGTCGGCTGCATCGGCGTGTATCAGGTCTGCTACGACGAGACCGCCCTCATCGAGGGCTTTGGGGTAAAAGCCACGATTTTCAAGTCGGGCGACCTCAAGGCCGCCGGACATCCGCACATCCCCATGAGCGAAGCCCAGGCCGCGCACCTCCAGGCGGAGATCGACGCCATCGGCGTGCAATTCCGTGCCGCCGCCACCGCGCGCCGCCCCATCGCTGAGGACTCCATGCGAGGCCAGTCCTTCCTCGGCACCGAGGCCCTGGCGCGCGGGCTGGTGGACGATGTCTGCACCATCGAGGGCCTGCTTTCCGTTTGACAACCCGCCAAAGACAACATGGGCCTTTTTTCCTCCTCCGCCACTCTTGAGCAGCGCGTCGCGCAGCTTGAGTCCGACCTCGCCGCCTCCGCCGCGCAGGTCTCCACCCTCACCGACGACCTCGCCACCGCCACCCAGCGCGCCCTTACCGCCGAGTCCGCGCTCGCCGAATCCCAGACCGGCCTCGACAACGCTCGCGGACTGCTCGCCACCCGCGACGCTGCCGTCTCCGTTCTCGCCAGCGCCGCCACCGTCCTCGGCTTCGGTCTCAGATCCACCGAACTCGACGCCCTCACCCCGGAAACCGCGCCCGCCGCCTTCGCCGCCGCGCTCGAAGCCCGCGCCGGAGCCCGCGCCGTGGAGCTGGCCGCCAGCCAGGGCGTCCCCGCCATCCCCACCGAGCCCTCCGGCACCGTCGCCGATTCCGACGAGGCCATCTACGACCGCTTCGCCGCCGCCGACTCCGCCGAGGCCACGCGCATGTTTCAGGACGCCACCCTCGGCCCCGTCATCCGCCGCGAATCCGCCCGCCGCCACGCCGCCGCGTAACCCCTCTCTCTCGCCCGCAACCAACCAACCAACCAACAACCTAAGACTTTATGGCTACCATCAACTTCGACGACAAGATTTTCTCCCGGGAAATTCTCAACCAGGTCACCAAGCGCCTCGCGCCTCTCCGCGCGTTCGCCCGTGATTTCAGCATGGAGGCAAAAAACGTCGGCGACGCCGTCTCCGTCCCGCTCATCGGGGCCGCCACCGCCACGACCTTCAGCCAGTCCGACAACTCGGGCAACCCCTACGAGCAGTCCGGCGGCAACGTCTCCGCGATCACCGTTTCTCTGAGTGAGAACCACATCGTGCCCGTGGACATCACCGATCTCCAGGCGATCAACCAATCCCCGGCCCGCGCCGAGGTCTTCGCCGTGCAGGCCGGCTCCGCGCTCTTCAACCGCGTCTTCGGTCGCATCACCTCGCTGGTCACTTCGGTGAACTTCGGCGCGATCGTCACCACCCTCGCCACCGCGAGCTGGACGCTCACCACCCTCCGCGCCCTCAAGCTCGTGCTCGAACAGCGCGACGCCGGCGTGGACCGCCGCTCGCTCTTCATCCCCGTGGAGATCGAGGACACCGCACTGCTCGGTAACACGGCATTCAACGCCGCGATCAACTACGGCGGAGCCGAGGCCATCCGCGAGGGCCGCGTGCCGCGCGCCATCGGATTCGATGTCTATGCGCTCAACCAGATCCCGACCAACGGCATCTCGCTGACCGCCTGGGCGCAGACGCCCGACGCCATCGCCGTGGCCATGCGCCTCAAGCGCCCGCAGGACCTCTCCATGCTCGCCGCCTACGAGGAACTGAGCGATCCCGGCACCGGTTTCGCCTTCACCTACCGCCGGCATTACAACCCCGGCTCGGGCAAGCATCACATCAACATGGAAGTGCTCTTCGGCATGACCCAGGCGATCACCCTCAACCTGGCCCTCGCGACCAAGCCGTAACTCCACCTTCAACGTCCGCTGCGCAAGGCTAGCTGCGCGGCGGCGGAGTTTCTCCGGGGCCTCCCAGTGGCCTCAAAAGAAAACCCGAAAGCCCGACCGCTAGCCCGGTCGGGCTTTCCTTTTGCACCCATGAATCCACAGAAAATCTCCCTCGCCATCATCACCGGCAACATCGGCGCGCCGATGATGAACCGCTTCCTCGATCACTTCTGGCAGGTCGCCGACGAGATCATCGTCGTCCGCGCCATCGGCAATGAGCCCCCGGATGCCAGCCTTGAAATCGCATTCGATCGTGGATGCGTCACCGCGGAATATCACAATCGCATTAAGACAATCGTGGCTGAATCAGGGCAGCACCATATTTGCGGCGATAGCCCCTCCAACTGGCCGCACGTCGATGACTTCGCCGCCGCCCGCAATCAGGCATGGGACCTCGCCACCGGCGACTGGATCATGTGGGCCGACACCGACGACATCATCACCCCGGAGGCCGCAGCCGCCATCCGCGCCGCGATCGAGGAAAAGGGCGAGCGCTTCGACATGTTGCAGACGCCCTACTGCGTACCAGATGCCGGCCTGCTCGACAACCCGCGCGAGCGCGTGGTGCGCCGCGGCATCGCCCGCTGGGCGCAGCCCGTCCACGAATGCCTCGAACCCATCGACCCCGCTGCGAAGTGGCGCACCGCCACCTGCGCCGAGGGCCGCATCGTCCACGATCCCGGCCCGCGCCCGCCCGCCGCGCGCAACGGACGCAACCTCCGCATCCTCGAAAGCCTCCCGCCCGACCAGCTCACCACGTCCCTGCGCTACCATCTCTTTGCCGAGCTTTTCGCGATGGGGCGCAAAGCCGAGGGCGCGCTCGCCGCCGAGCAGTTCCTCCTGCTGAAAGACGCCGGCCCCGTCGAGCGCTTCGAGTGCGCGCTCTCGCTTTCCATGGTCGCCGAAGATCCCGCCGACAAGGCGCAGTGGCTACAGCTTGCCTTTCACGAGTGCCCCCACCGCCGCGAGCCCCTCGTGCTGCTTTCCAATCTCGCCCTCAACGCCGACGATCCCACCCGAGCCGAAGCCTACCTCCGCGCAGCCTCCGCCCTCCCGCTCCCGCAGCCCGCCCCGTGGAATCTCCGCCGCAAGATGTGGGGCTGGCAGTTCGTTCAAGAGCAGGCCCGCGTGCTGCGCACCCAGGGGAATTTCCCCAAAGCCGAAGCGCTCGAAACCAATCACTTCCGCCGGCACGGTGCCCGCATCTCCCTTCTCCACGCCACCCGCGGACGCGCGCAGCAGGCCATCGAAACCCGCGCCCTCTGGCTTGAGCGCGCCGCCGATCCCGACGCCATCGAGCACATCTTCGGCCTCGATCCCGACGACCCGGAAGGCCCCGCCCTCGGCGGCTTCCGCCACATCATTCAGGACTCCCACGACGGCGGCCCCTGCGGTGCATGGAACATCGCCGCGACCGTCGCCGCCGGCGAAGTCTTCGTCCAGGTCTCCGACGACATGATCCCGCCGCAAGGCTGGGACCGCGCCATCCTCGCCGCCCTCGGCGACACCACCGTCCCCGCCGTCCTCCGCGTCTCCGACGGCCACCGCACCGACGGCCTCATCGTCCTCGCCATCGTCACCCGCGCCTGGTGGCGGCAGGAAGGTCACCTTTTCCACCCGGCCTTTTTCAGCATGTTCAGCGACAACTGGCTCACCGAGCGCGCCAAAAAAGCGGGCACGATCCTCGAAGCTCCGCACCTTATCTTCGAGCACCGGCACCCCGCTTTCACCGGCGAGGCCTGGCACCCCACCACCGCAGCGAGCAACAGCCTCCTCCACTACGCGACCGGGGCGAAGATCCTCGCCCAGCTCCGCGCTGGCCGGGAGGCATTCACCTGGCGCGACATCCCCGGCTGCGTCCTCGACCCTTCGCCCGCAAAGGTCCACGCTCGCATCATCGGCCAGTTGGAAGCGCCCGTCTGCGTCGAGGTCGGCGTCGCCAATGGCCGCGGGCTCGCCTGTATGGCAACGCTGGCCGAGTTCCGCGGGGGCCGCGCCGTTGGAATCGACACCTTTTTGGGGACTCCCGGTGAGTCCGAGGGCTACCCACCGGACATGATGGCTCGGAGCTTTGAAAACATCGCCCGCTGTTCCATCGACCATATCACCGGTCTGCGCTGCGCTTCCAGCCTCGAAGCTGTCCAGGATATTCCGGACGCCGCTTACGACTACGTCTTTCTCGACGCCGCCCACGACTACGAGAGCATCCGCGCCGACATTGCCGCATGGTGGCCCAAGATCAACCCCGGCGGATGGCTTGCCGGCCACGACTACACCGACGCCGAGAGCGTTCGCCGAGCCGTCGATGAAGCCTTCCCCCACGCCGAAAAGCTCGGCACCTGCTGGCTCGTCCAGAAGCCCCTCGCATGACCACTTTGCCCGCGGCACTCACCGCCCAGCCCCTGCCTCCGTCGTGGAATGCGGAACCCGGGGTCAACCGCCACCGCACTTCCGCGGCCGGTGCGGGCAATTCCTTTCCCATCCATCCATGAATCCGCTCCTCTCCATCCTCATCCCATCCATCCCCGCCCGGCTCGATCAGCTCGGCGTCCTCTTCAACCGCCTTGGCCGCGATCCGTGCGTCGAGGTGCTGGCCTTCGCGGACAACCGCGCCCGCCCGGTCGGGGCAAAGCGGCAGGGCCTGCTCGACATCGCGCGCGGGGACTACGTCGCCTTCGTCGATGACGACGACTGGACCAGCGAGGACTATCTCGCCGAGCTGCTGCCCCGCTGCGCCAGCGGGCCGGACGTGGTCACCTTCGAGCAGATCGCCGTCATCAATGGCGTGGAGGGACGGATCATCTTCGACGCCGCCTGCCGCGTGGATGAGCCATGGCAGGCCGGAGGCACCGCCCGCCGTCGCCCCTGGCACGTCTGCGCGTGGCGCCGCGCTCTCGCGCAGCAGGGCATCTTCACCGAGGTCAACTACGGAGAGGACCGCGCGTGGGTGGATCAGGTCGCGCCGCTCGCCCGCACCCACCTGCACATCCCCAAGGTGCTCCACCACTACCGCCACGACGCCGCGCTCACCGCCGCGCCGGCCCCGCTTTGACATGCGCGGACCCTTGGGCGAGCCGGAGCATCATCCGTCGCTTGGGGCGCAAGCCCGTAGGTCAGCCAGCCACCCACGCCCTCCGCTTTTTCATGGGGGTAACATAGGCGCGGCGCCGGGGTTTTTGGGAACTTTCCCCGGCGTCGCTGCCCCTTTGACACCCCAGCCCTGACATGACCGCCGCCACGCTGCCCCTCACCGTCCTGTTCGGGCTGGCGGAAAGCGCCGAAGCCCACGCCCGCGCCCTCCGGCAGGCCATCCACATCGCGCAGGAGGCCTGCCCCCACGCCGAGACCGATCCCGTCCACCCCGCCGACGCCGAAGACGCCCCGCGCCGCTGCTGCCGGGCCTGCCGCAAGGTCCTACCAGCATGAGCCAGTCCGCCACCCTTCTCGCCCGTGGCCAGGCATTCCTGGCCACCGAGTTTCCCGCCACGATCAAGATCGGCGCGCAGAGCTACGCCGCCGCCACCAGCGGCATGCGCAGCGGCATGGAGCTGTCCGAGTTCGGCGCGGTCGCCCAGCGCACCATCGCTTTCTGGCTCCCCGCCTCCGCCTTCACGGATGCCGGACAGCCCGCACCCGCCGCCGGTGCCGCCGTGGAATGCACCGCCCCGGCCGCCCTCGCCGGCAGCTACACCCTCGACGCCCCGGTCATCGATCCCACCGGCACCACCCTCACCCTGCGCTGCACCGCGCCCGCCCAATGAGCGACCGCCCGCAAGACCGCCTGCTCGCCGAGGCCTTCCGCCTCATCCTCGCCCGCGAGCTTCCCGCCGGCACGAATCTCCGCACCCTGCACGAAGACACGCCCGAGGACGGTGCCCCGCGCCCGCTCCCGATGATCGGCATCGCCGCCAGCCGCTCCGGGGAAGACTACGCGCTCACCGACTCCACCCGAAAGCCCAGCGACCTCATGGAGATCCGCTTCGAGTGCCGCCTGGATGCCGACCAGCCCGGCAGCGCGCAGGCCGCCGAAACCCTCGCCGGGCAGGTCAGGACCGCCATCGCCACCGCCACCGCCGGGGATTTCACCGGATGGGACGTGGTGGACAACTTCGAGTGGACGGGCAACGAGCGCAGCTTCGACCAAGGCGCGCGGGTCGTCACCCTCCTCGCCACCTGCTTCGTTCTCCGCACGGTTTGACAACCGCTCTCCATCATGCCCGCCGAATCTCCCGCACCGCATCCCGAACTCGCCGGCCTCGCCGCGCGCAAAGCCCAGCTCGAAGCCAAGCTCAAAGCGACCGGCCTCAGCGCTGAGTCCAAGGCCCGCACTGAGCTTTTCCTTTCGCAGGTCACCGCCCGCATCGCCGAACTTTCCAAGTAACCCTTTTCACCACACACCATGGGAGCCACACTCAAAAACGTCAGCGGAGCGCAACTCAACATCGAAGCCGCGGAAACCGGCGTTGAAGTCCAGAGTTTCGAGGTCACCTACAAGCCTGAATACAAAGTCCCTTTCACGGACCGCAACGGCCAGACCACGGGCTTCGGCGTTCCGGACAAGATGAGTCTGGAGATCAGCATCGAGGCCAACGTCAAGGGCAGCACCGGCCTGATGGCGGCCACCAACGTCACCGCGCTGACCTTGGGGAATGACGTGAACACTTTCCAGGCCACCCCGGGCGGCATCTACATGGATGAGGTCACCGAGAAGCAGAAGCCCCGCGAGTGGCGCGCGATCTCCATGAAGCTCAGCTCGAATCCCGAGTGCGCCTGATCGGAGATTGAGAGTTGAAAGTTGAGAGTTGAGTGATCGGAAATCCTCTTTCTCTCAACACTCAACCCTCAACACTCAACTTTCACCACCCACCGGAGCGGGAACCGGAGAAACCGCCACAGACCATGCAGGACATCAACAAAGCCATTCATTTTGAGACCCCGAACTGCGCGCAGGCTTTCGCCCTCGCCCTCGCCGGTTTCCCGCTCATCGGCCTCCGCAATGAGTATTCCCCCGAGCAGCTTGCCAAGCTCGACTGCACCGCCCGCGAGGCATGGCAGAAAGGCCAGCCTGGAGCAGTCACCTACACCTTTGCCCGTACCGAGGAGCTGACCGCCGCGATCGCGGCATGGGATGAGGAGTGCGCCATCCTCCGCGCCAATGGCGAGCCATCGGACGTGCCGGTCAGCCAGCTCGACGTGGTCCGCATCGCCGCCTGCGTCCTCGCCCAGCGCAGCCGCTGGGCCGCCATGTGGCAGCAGGTCACGCCCTCGATCATCGTCCGCCACGCCGGCGAGCCCACCGACCGCACCCTGCCCGACGGCCGCACCGCCACCACCTTCCCCGGCTTCACCCGCATCAGCATCAATGCGGACCCCGCCGACCTCGCCCTGCTCAACAAGCACCGCTGATCATGGACCCCACCGACTTCCTCGCCGCCGAGCCCGCCACCGCCGCCTTTGTGGGCAGCGACGCGCACACCCTCTTCGGCCATCCGCTCGCACCCTTCAGCATCCGCCGCCAGATCGCCGCCCAGGCCCTCGGCAACCGCCTGCTCTGCGGTCGTGCGCGCATGGAGCCGCCGCAGCCATGCCCGCGCTGCGCCGGGCGGATTGATCCCCAGTGCCCCTCCTGCGCCGGCACCGGAGAGCGCCACGGCACCTACGACGGCCAGTTTGCCGATGTCATCGGACTGCTCCACCTCTGCGCCGCGCCCGATGCCGAATCCCTCCGCGCCGTGCGCGATCCCGTCGCCGTGTTCGATGCCGCCTTCGCCTGGGCCGAGCGCGAGTGCATCACCCTCGGCTCGCCGCGCTACATCGAGGCCTGCACCGTTTTCTTCGCCATCCTCAGCGATCTCCAGCGCGCGCAATTCACTGTGGATGGGGCCGAGGCTGACGAGGGCAAAAAAAAAGCCCCGGCTACTGCCACCTCGCCGAATACGTCGCCATGATCGCCGCCGTCACCCATCACGACGCCGCCTTCATCCTGTGGCGCATGCCGCTCGCCCAGGGCCTGCAATACCAGGCCGTGTGGCTCGACATGGATGCCGCCGCCAAAGGCCGCCCCGAGCGCACAGCGCCCGCCCACCGCACCGACCGCAGCGTCTCCTTTGCCCGTCTCGCCGGATGAAAGCCACCCTCGACATGCGGAAGCTGAACAGCGCCATCGCCCACCTGCAACAGCGCAAGCGGCGCGGCGGCACTCCGCCGCCGCTCGACGGGCTGCTGAAGGAGGCCGCCAAGGGCTTCGTGCGCAACATCATCGCCATCACTCCCCCCGCGGGGCATGGAACCACGGGGACAGCGGCCAAAAAGGTCGGCGAAACGGCCGTGGTCGCGGACGTCCTGAAAATCGCCCACCCTGTGACCGTGGTCGGCAGATCGCGAAAAGGGATGCCCACGGAAGCGGACATCCTCGCCGCGCACGCCCGCAGCCGCTCCGGGGCTCGGGGCCGCGTCAACCCGCGAAACTCCCCGGGACTTTGGGCCGCGCATGCCATCGTCTTCCGCGTCATCACGAAGCTCCAGAAGAACGTCGGATGGCTGGCCGCCGGTTGGAATTCCGCCGCCGCGAAACTCGGCGTCACCGTGCCGCTGTGGATTCGCCGCCATGGAACGTCGCGCGGCGCCGCCGTGATCAGCACGGGCGCCCGTGGTGGGATCCGGATCGTCCTGTCGAACGCGGTCGGTTTTGTCGGCAACGTCGCCGACTATGTCCGCCGCGTGCAGTTCGCCGTGGACTGGCAGGCGTCCAAGATGTCCCGCAACGCGGCCCACGCCCTCTCCGCCGAGCTGAAGCAGGCAGGATTCAAATGAGCACCGCCCGCGCCACTGCGATTTTCGACGGCGACGATGCCGGCCTGCAACGCACGCTCGGCCGCATCAACAAATCCCTCGGCGGAATGCAGCAGAGCTTCGCCACCGCGGCCACCTCGCTTGGCGGACTCATCGGCGGCGGCGCACTGCTCGCGGGCGCGCGCAACCTCGGCGACTTCGCCAGCGAGATCCGCGATCTCAGCGATACCACCGGCCTCTCGACGGAGATGTTCCAGCGTTACAGCTTCGCCGTGAGCCAGAGCGGTGGCAGCCAGGAGCTTTTCGTCAAAGGCATAATCGCCATCCAGCAGGCCCAGCAAAGCGCCCTCACCGGCAATGAAAAGGCCATCGCCTCCTTCGCCGCCCTCGGCATCACGCTGGCGGATCTCCGCCGCCTCTCGCCCGATCAGATCTTCCTCGCTTTCGCCGATGCCATGAAAAGCAGCGGCGGCAGTGCCGAATCCTTCGCCGCCATCGCCGAGCTGGTCGGCGTAAAGGTGGCCACAAAGCTCGTGCCCTCGCTCAAGATGGGCAGCGACGGCTTTGTCGAGCTGGGTAAGTCCGCCAGCGTCGCCAGCGAAGACGCCATCGCCGGCGCGGAGGCTGCGCAGGATGCATGGGACAGTTTTCTGCGTTCCGTAAAAGTCGCAGGGCTGCAAGCCTTCGATGCCATCGCGGACATCGGCGGCCAGCAGACACTTGATCGGCAGGCCAAGGCTTCGACCGCGATGTTTGCGAAAGTGCGCGCCGCGTCCGACGCGCTCGCGCCCCAAATGGGTCCTTTCATGAAAGACTTCCAGCCCGGCGTGGTGGAGGGATTCGAGCAGTTTGGCCCGACCCGCGCAGACTTGGGGATCCGCGTCGAACCGACCGCCGAGGAAAAAGCCGTCGCAGACGCCCGTGAAAAGGCGGCCCGCGACATCTACGAGATCGAGCAGAAGATCGCGCGCCTGAAGCTCGAAAGCTCGCGGGACCAGATGAGTCAGACTGAGCTGATCGCCAGCCTTGAAGCCGAGCGCGCAGGGCTCCAGCGAGGGGCCGCGAGTCTCGCCGGGTCCGTGGACTCCAACCTTCGCGTAATGGCCGCCGAGATGCGGATGCAGGCGGAGGAAGTGGGCCGCCGTGCTGCCGGTGTGCGCGCCCGCTTCATGGCCGGGGAATCCACCGGCGAGCAGTTCGGCCCCACGCTCGCCGAGCTGACCGGCAGCCGCTCGACTTCCGCCGCCGCCAGCTCCGGCGCGGTCAGCAAAGGCGGCGCCGGCGCGGGGCTCTGGTCTTCCGGCGGACTCGTCTCCGGCGGCGCGGCCTACCTCGCCAGCGCCCGCGGCATGGGCCTGGGGCGGCCCTCCAGCGTCACCACCCGCGGCGGCCCGCAGGAGCGCATGGCGGCCGATATGCGCGAGCTGCTCACCCTCTGGAAACGCGGCTGACCCATGAGTGCATCCCTCGTCTCTAACTGCAACTGGCGCTTCATCACCGGCCGCCGCTCAGGCCGGGCCAAAGGTCTCCCCGCCCGCACGCACACATGGGAAGGCCGCTTCGATCAGCTCGACGCCTTCCTCGCCCTTTACCCCGTGGGCGCGCCGCACGAGGGAGGCTACATCATCGACCGCGACATCCGCGACCTCGTGCCCAAGAGCGAGGTCGATCTCATCCTCGCCCTCCCGCCGGACTTCGAGGCCTTCAAAGTGCGGCCTGGCACGTCGAATAAAGTCTATTCGAAAACAGGCACCGTGGACGACTCGGGGCACACGCTTTTCACCACCACACCCTACCCGACCTCCATCGAAGCCACGCGCACGCTCTCCGCCCGCGTCCACGCCAGCACTTACCTCTACTTCTGCGCCAGCCTGCCCGCCACTTCGCGATTTTCCACCGAAGTGACCGGCCAAAACCCGCGCAAGCTGTCCGATGAAATTGTAGTAACCGGTCGCTTTGCAGACGGTGGAGAAACCGTCATTACCTACCGCAGTTACGCCAGTGCCCCGGCCAACGTCCAGGCAGCCATCGACCTCGACATTCGCGACAGCGTGGAAGGGTTTGATGCCAATGAGATCGAAGGCACTCCGTGGTTTGAATGCAGCGATCAAGTCGTCCGCGGGTACGAGGAAGCCTGAGCATGAAGCCGCTCCCCGAGATCCCGCCCGGCCCCGAGGCATGGAAACGCTTTGCAGCCGGGGTGCTCGCCGCCCTCCGCGCCCGCACCCCGCTCCGCAGCCCCACCGCCGAGATCGACGAAAAAAACGATGGCTTTTTCGTTGTTCCCAAAATCCCCGCAGCCCGCCGCCTCGTCTCCCCGCTGTTCTTCGTCACCGCCAATATCACCGTTTCCCCGCTCGGCTACGCCACCATCACCATCCCAGCCCCGGGCGTCGCCGACCACACCCCCATCGCCATCGAAACCGGCTCAGCCACCCCCAGCCAGGTCATCTTCACTCAGCAATACGTCTCCGGGGAAAACATCATTGTCCGCGTCTATAACCCCAACACCGTCACCACCTACACTCTGGCCGATCGCATCTCCGCCCGCGCCCTCCTTTGACACCCTTTCCCCCGCGTGAAGCACCACCTCAACCGCCAGCGCCAGCGCAACGTCATCGGCCTGAATAACCCCGCCGACGTGACCCTCCGCGAGGTCAAGCGCGGAGACAACTCCACCTTCGAGGTGATCGTCTGCGACGACTTCGGCGTCGCGGTCGAGCTGGATGCCACCCTCACCCTCACCGACTTCCGCTTCACGGCCAAAGTGGTGGGCGCGCTCGGTGCGGAAAGCGCCATCGTCAGCGCCACGAGCTACACCAAGACCGGCACGGGCAGCGCCACCGTCTATACACTCGCCCCGGCATTCACCGGCACCGCCCTCGGCGATCTCTTCCCCACCGGCGGCACCCAGCGCACGCCCGCCGATGCCACCGCCCGGCTCGCCCTCACCGGCCTGCTCGTCAACGCCGTGGTGCGCCAGGTGGACTCGGGCGAATACTGGATGCTCACCAATGCCGCCGCGCCCTCCAGCGCCGCGAGCTGGACGCTGGAGGAGGCCCGCGAGAACTACGTGGACCTCGCCGGTGAGTTCGAATACGTCCTCGATGGCAAGCAATTCAGCTACCCCACCTTCACCCTCCGCGTGTGGGACGATGTGAGCAAAGGCAACGAGACCACCTCCGGCGCGTTGCCCGTGTCCAACGCCTTCGTGGGACTCGCCCTCACCGCCTTCACCGGCGGCGGCAGCACGGCTCTCGACGGCCTCGACATCACCGGCTTCCCCGTGGGCTCGATCGTGCAGATGGTCGCGAGCAGCGAGGGCGCGCTGAGCTCCTGGCAGCTCACCGCCCCGGCTGCGATCACCGCCAATACCGTCGCCAACCCCACCGTCGTCACCAGCGCCGCGCACGGACTCCCGGCGGGCACCACGGACATCGTCATTGGCGGCAGCAACAGCACACCCACGATCGACGGCGCGCGCACCGCCACCTACATCGGCGCGAACACCTTCTCCGTGCCGGTCAACGTCACCGTCGCCGGCACCAGCGGCTACTGGGGCCCCGCCGAAAACGCCGCCGCCGGAATCGTCCGCCCGGACACCAACTACCTCGGACGCTACTGGACCCGCATCTCGCCGACCAGCGGCCGCGCATCCCTGTCCGGCAACGTCACGCGCACCAGCGACGCCACGCTGACAAACACCGGACTTTCCGCACTCGATGTGCCAGTGGTGGCGGGCGAGCGGTATCGGATCGAATACACCGTGCAGTGGAGCATCGCCGGGGTGACCAGCGGCGCGCAGTTCGGCCTCGAATACCCGGCTCACACAGCCGCCGCATGTCAGATTGAAGGACTGGTGTTTGAAGGTGGCGCGCCCCTAGCCTATGACACCTTAACAGGAGCCGCGTTTGCGGATGCCTACAACAACAGCGGAAGCGGCGCGCCGTTGGTCCAAGTAACAACGTCTGCCGCCGACGATTTCGGCAACGTCACATTGGTCTTCGACATCATTCCATCGGCATCCGGCACGGTGAAGCTGCTCGCCGGGCAGTACGCTTCTTCTGGCAACGTGCTGACCATCTACCGCATGACCTCCGTGAACTGGGTGAAATTCTAGCAGTAAAAACCAACCAACCAACACCATGAGCATCATCGAATACATCATCGTCCCTCAACCCACCCCGGCAAACCTCGCCGCCGCCATCACGTCCAAAGCCACCGGCCTCGCGGCCCAGGGTCGCGCGGCATTCCCGGTCGCAAACCTCAAAGACTCGTCGCTTTTTGGAGAATCCGAGCCCGGCAACGCGGCTATCGCGGTCGTTCAGGACGAAGTGCCAAACCTCCTCGGGCTGCTGGATTACGCGCTGGGCAGCTCCGCGCCCGAAGTGAACGCAGCTATCGCCGCGCAGATTCACGCGCTGGAGGCGTTGAACGCAGCTATCGCCGCGCAGATTCACGCGCTGGAGGCGTGATTCTCGCGCAGATCGACACCGTCCTCTCCGCGGTGGACAAAGCCTCCGCCTCCTCGGACCGCTGGCTTTTCCTCCTCGCCCTCGCCATCATCATCCTCGGCGGCGTGGCCGTCATCCGCTACCTCGTGGCCTCGCTGGAGCGGAAGGACGCCACGCACGCCGCGGCGTGGGCCACCCAGAGCGCCGAGCACGCCAAGGAAAGGCTGGAATGGAAAATCTCGCTGGAGGAGGCCAAGAGCGGATTCCTCAACGCCCTCAAAGAGCAGCGCGATGAGTTTCGCGCCGAGCTTTCGCTTGAACGCGCCGCGACCTCCAAGATGGCGCAGACCGTGGAAAGCCTCGCCCGCCAGCTCGC